ACTCTAATGGATGTTTCTTGCCAGGATTACGACGATGCCAACCAGACTCCATAAGATCTAAGATCTCATCTTCAGTCTTCTCTCCAAGGTTATCTTCTACAATCTGTAAAAGTTCCTCGTCTAACTCATCATAAAATTGAACCATACCAAGTGCATCATAAACTGATTCCTTAGAATCCCAAAGATTATTCTCATTAATATAAGTCTCAACTAATTCATCAACGTTTTCGACCCATCTCTCCATGTCATAACCTTCCTCTGCGAGTTGGTTGACCCAGGCCTCAAACTTTTCTACATGACTCTCATTCAATTCTGCCTTGTACTCTTCATACCACTTTCTGTACCTTCCAACCTCTTCATACTGAGGATGTCCTTTGATCTTGTCGTATCCACCATGTTTTTTAGCAAGAGCAGCCTTCTTCTTTGCATAATCAGGTGACTTTGTATTGTCATACTTAGCACCCTCCTTATATAAAGCACTAGCTTCCTTATGCTTACCTTTGTTGGTAAGATCCTTTATCTTAGAGTACTTCTCCCTCGCCTTCAGTTGTTGTGCAGTAGGTTTACCCTCCTTATAATACTTTCCAGTACCAGATTCGGGCGTTGCTTTCTCATATATTTTGGCGTATGCGCCAGCATAATCAGGTTTAACGTTATTGTCCATTTTAAAAACAGAGAGACTTTCCATCATACGTATTTATTATATCAATAAATAGAAGACAGGGACTCTATATAAGGAAGCTTCATGGCTCGTCAGGGAATATTTACTGGATTCACACCTAATGATGGTCTTGGAGACTCTCTTGCATCAGGTGCTGTTAAGGTAAACGCTAATTTTACAGAGATATATAACACCTTCGGTGACGGAACAAACCTCAGTGTCAGTGCAGGTAGTGGGGGTACTTGGACAAAGGCTGCAGAGACAGGAATCGTAACCAGTAAGAACGTCGGCATCGGCACAACAAATCCCACAGCATCTCTGTATGTATCGGGTAACGTTCAATTAACAGGTATTACAACTGGAACATTTGTTGGAGATGGATCAGGACTAACAGGTGTTACTGCCGTTGGTCAAGGTGTAGTCATAAAAGATAGTGGAACACTAATTGGTGTTGCACAAAGTATTAACTTAGATAGAAACCTAGATGTTACACAAGTCTTTGGTGGAAATGTAACTGTTTCTGCTGCAGATACAGTTGGATTTGCTTGGACTGCTGGGTTCTCAACATCATCTGGGTATGCTCCTCTTGCTGGATTAGCAACAGTCGCAACAACTGCTGGATTTGCAAACACGGCAACGTTAGCATACGATGCAAACTACGCCACTCAAGCAGGAATAGTAACATATTCATCTGCATCTGGTGTTGCAACCGAATCAGGATTCACACAGTATGCCTTCCTTGCTGGAGTATCTACTTACTCTCCTACTGCTGGGTTCTCAACCCTGTCTGGTTATGCAACTACCACAGGTATTGCTACAGTTGCACAGAACTTAACTGGAACTCCCTCTATTACTATTGACAATATCAATTCTGCAATTGGTATTGTAACCTTCCCTGGCCAAGGAAGTAAAATGCGTTTCGACTTTGACGCATTGGGTGACATGCCTCAGGCAACCTCTTGGAGAGGTATGTTTGCCTTCTCTAATAACCCTGGCAGGGCATACGTTTCCAGTGGAACCACAGTGGGTGGTCATAATGGTTGGAGACAGATACTTCATCAAGACCAGTATGGTAACTACCAAACTGTTGGTATTATAACTGCATCATACCTTGCTGGTGATGGTTCTGGACTTACTAACCTACCATCTACTGATAGTATATGGTCAGCAAACTCAACTGGTATCAATACACTAGGTAATGTTGGTATTGGTACTACAACGGCAGACTATAAACTAAAAGTTGTAGGTAACTTAGGTCTATCTGGTCGTCTTGATGGTACTGCAACAGATAACGTACTGCCTCACCTATGGTCTGCATACTCAGCACTACCTACAGCATCAACTGTTCACGGACAATTTGCACATGCACATGATACAGAGAGTGCCTACTTCGCACATGATGGTAACTGGATCAAGTTAGCAAGTCACAATATTGACAATACAGTTGGAACTGGAACAGAATTCTATAGAGTTGGCGTTCTTACTGCAACTACTCTGCATGGAGATGGATCAAACCTAACCAACCTCAGTGTTGCTACTGGTTATGCAAACACTGCTGGTATCGCAACAGTAGCAGAAGGGTTAACTGGTAATCCAAATGTAAGTGTATCTCAACTAACCGCTGCAAACATAACAAGTTCTGGAGTCATTACTTCAACAGGATTTGTTGGAGATGGATCAGGACTAACAGGTATAACAGCATCAGGTTCAGGAGTAGTCATTAAAGATGGTGGTACTACAGTTGGTACTGCTGGAACAATTGACTTCGGTGCAAATCTATCTGTATCTCCTGCATCTGCTGGTGTAGTTACTGTTACAGGTGGTGCAGGTAGTGGAGGTATTGATGGTATCAGTACCACAGGAACATCTACCTTCAATGATCTAGTTGCAACTCAACTAAATGTCTCTGGACTATCAACTCTTACTGGTAACATATCAGTAGGTGGTTCAATCTTCGTTCCTGATAATAAGAAATTATTCTTCGGAGCTGGAAACGACCTAACCATCTGGCATGATGGCAATAATTCTCACATCACAGACACAGGAACAGGCGCACTTGTACTTGACTGTGACTCTGGGTTACAGATGAAGTGGGGTGGATCAACCAAACTCGAAGCATCTTCTGGTGGACTCATAGTAACAGGTGTTGTTACTGCAACCAAGTTTATCGGTGATGGTTCTGGATTAAGTGGTGTTAGTGCTGCAGCTGGCATCATCATTAAAGAAGAAGGAACCATCGTTGGTTCTGGTGTAACATTCATCAACTTCGTTGGAACTGGTGTTACAGCAACTGCTTCTGGTGCTGGTGCAACTGTTACAATCTCTGCAACAGGTGGTGGCGGTGGATCAATTTCAACCACTGGATTCGGAACCTATACTGCATCTCCTGGCACTCCAGTTAATATAGACTCCATTCCAATGGCAAGTTACTCTGGTGGAGAGTACACATTCATGGTTGGATTAGGAACATACAGACAATCACAGAAAGTACTTGTCATGCACGATGGAACCACAGCATACTCTCAAGAGTATGGTATTATGTACACACCAGAACAACAAGTATCAATCTCTGCTGCTGTTGTTAGTACAAACGTAGTGGTCAGTTTGACTCCTGAAGCAGGAATTTCTGGACTAACTACATATAGATTTGTCAAAACCCTTATACAAAATATTTGATATGTTAAGCACTAAGTATAGACTAGAACTTACTGACATCTGCTGTCGTATGTTGACTACAGATGGCGTTGAAGTCACTCTCGAAGAGAGAATCTGGATGAATAAATTATGTGAACACAATCTACATGCTAGAGAGTTGAGAGACTCCCTCATGTGTCCATATAAAGTAGGGTAACAATGATTACAACTGATACAGTAAAACTAGACCGTACAGGTCTTGCTATAGTACCTCCTGGCACTGGCAAGAAAGCATATTCTATTGGATGTTATCAGAAATCAGATTGGGAATTCATTCATACTGAACTAAAAAAGGATGGATCAATAGAAGATAATATTCCTTCTGGAAGTATCACTGTCACTGATGAGAAACTTCATAGTGATACCAGAGGAACATACATGTTGACTGATGCAGAAGCAGAAGACTTAAAGAAACATGCTAAAGTTAAATTCGTCAACATAGATTATTCAGCATACCCTGGCACATTTCAACCAGATCCAGGCGAAGTTCATGCAACTCCAGTAAGAAATGTAGCAAGATTCAAAAAGAATGTATCAAACTACAGAGCATTTAATACTGCGCCATCTGATGCACAACCACCAACAAGTACAGTTGGTATTGGTTCAACTGATAAAAACAGAACTGGATATCAAATACTAAGACACTTACAGAGAGAAAATCCTTGGGACGCAACTACCAATGGTCTAACTGGTTACGACCACCACATATTTGAACGAGACATATATCAATTAGGAGATGGAACTGGAGTAGATGCAGTCGTTTCTGATGATGGATTCTGGATTGCACACCCAGAATTTGTAACTACATCTGACGATCCACCTCTTTGGAAGCCAGGTAACGCATTAACATGGAGTGGAATATCAACTACAGCAGGTACTTGTGGTGTATTAGATGTACTATTAGATGGGCCATATTATATTGACCCAGACTACTTCAATGCAGATCCAAACAACAGATTGACTCAACGTTGGGATGGAACTACTGTTCCTACAGATCAAGCTGCAAGAGATTGGTGGTCTGATTCTAATGCAAGGTCTGTTGGATTCTCTACTATAGGAACCGTAGATGGATTCAGTAACAGTTATTCAAGGTCAGTATGTTTAGGTGATAACAATAATAAGGCAACCAACAATACTAATCATGGTACTCAATGTGCTGGACAAGTATTTGGTAAGAACTATGGTTCTGCATACAATGCTAACAGATGGGTATTAAATTCTATCGGTGGTTCTAACTGTGGTATCAATGACAACGGACAATTTGATATCCTAAAAATATTCCACCTCTATAAACCAAATTATGATTGGCGTTCGGAAGGTCAAAGAGGTAGACAAAATTCAGATAAGAACCCAACACTATCAAGTAACAGTTGGGGATATAGAAGTAGTAGTTTCGTAAACGGAACTCATTACTGGTATAGACCATCTGCACTTGATGGTAGTGTAACTGGTATTGCATATACAACAGGATTCTATCAAGGGGCACACTTCTTTAGATACCTTGGTGGATATGGTGACAGTGGAAGAATGAAAGGAGAGATGGTAGATAACTCTACTAGTGAAAGTGGAAAGGAAATGTCAGATGTTGGTGTTATATTTGTATGTGCTGCTGGTAACAGTAACCAAACTCAATGTGCTCCTGATAGTCCAGAATTTAATAACTACTGGGCAGATAATGATAGTGAACCATTGCAATCTGCAACTCACTTGGAGTTTGGATTAACCATGTATAATACCTTCAATAGAAGAGGGTGGCCACAATCATTAGGAAAAACTACTTCTGGTTTATCTACAGCAGGTACAGAGTATGCAGCAATTAATATTGGTGCATTAGATGATCAAATATCATCAGGTGGTTATGTAAATAACACAGACTACAAAGAACGCATAGTTAACTATAGTGATAAAGGTACTGGGATAGATTGTTATGGTGCTGCAGATGATACTCTTACTGCAGACGGTGAAGATACAACACAAACCTTCGTACACCCAGAAACTTATGCTGGACTTGGCCTAACTCCATATGATAAAGACTTTGGTGGTACTAGTTCCGCATGTCCTACCTGTGCTGGATGGATAACAACCAAACTACAACACAATAGAGATTGGACTTGGAGAGATATAAAAAATTGGTTAAAAAACCAATGTGGAATCCAAGACTACGAAAAGTTCTACAAAGGTAATGATTGTGAAGGTGCAGACAATCCTGACTGGGATGATGTACACAGTCTTCAAGGCGGTGACGCAGTTGTAATCTGGGATGCTCCTACTGGTTCAGATAAAGAACCACAAAGGCCTCAACTTAAATTCTCCAATACAAAAGGAGTACAAATGAGTGGAATCTTTATTAAATTCACCTAATAAATACTAAAAAAGGTCTCGGTTAATGGCAGAAAAATCTTTTGGTGTCAAGGATATTAACATGGTTGGAGCCACTGGCGATCCAACACTAGAAAGTCCTGGCAATTTAAAAATCACAATTGGTACTGGGAAGACCTGCAGTATTGAAGGAGGAGTCGTAACAACTAATAGAACTGTTGGAGACGGCACTGATCAATCATTCGCAATTAAGTACTACATTACCGCATCTGGTACTTCTTCATACAGATTTGCTGGGCCTGGAGTAGTTAATACAACAGGTAATCCACAACTCTTCCTACAAAGAGGGCAAACATACGTCTTTGAAAATTCCACAGGAGCTAACCACCCATTTGCTATTAGGTATTCAAGTGGTGGAGTAGCATATGGTTCAACATATCTAAGTGGTTCTCAACAAGGCACTCAGATATTCAATGTCCCCTTTGATGCACCAGCATCTCTTAATTACCAGTGTACAATGCACGCTGGTATGGTCGGAACACTAACGATTGTAAGTTGATATGTCACCTTTAGCATTTGGAATTGGTAAGTCGAGAGGGGCTGACTTTGACCCTGCCGTATTTGACTGTAATTACTTACAGTTCTATTGGTGGTGGACTGATGGAAAGGATTTAGATATAAGATGTGAATTTATTAAACCTACATCGTTGGCAAACCAAACAGTAGGTGCAGAAAAGTTAGACAAGATAACAAACGGTAGTGGATCCATAACCTATATGCAATGGGGTAAAGATAATACTACAGATACAGCTGGATACGAAGGTATATACATTGACGTTGCTGCATTAAAGCAACTAGGTCTTCAAAATAATGAGATAGAATTAAAGTTCAGTGCAACTTGGTATGCAGAAGTAGGATTAGATCCAGTCTTAATAAAGGCATCTGGATATAAAGGTGGTACTATGACACTAGAATCAGAGACACCTAACGTGCCTGGATGGGGATTTGTTAATACAGGATTTGCAAAATCATATACAGACTATAAAGAATCACAAGGTACTATCATAACTGCTGCAGGACATGACAATGGCAACGGTCAAATGGTAGCAAGAGGAACTATAAATCTAAGTACGTATCAATTACGTTTTTGGGAACCATAGACACCACATATAGTATTAATAGAAAATTTTTATTTTCTTTAGGTAATTGTAACGATAAATTATATAAATACGGCTGAACTAATGTGGAATCACATGAAAAGAATTATTCCTTTTCTTATGATGGCAGTTCTTGCCCCATTGGCAAGTCCAGTGAAGGCAGATCTCGTCCACCGTTTGACAACATCAACTCAACTGAGTGTTGATGCTGCTTATACAAGTGGTACAAGGCTCGGCTCAACATATACTGTAAGTGGTAACAATATCAAAGTCGCATCATCTGATGATCATTTTGGTAAGTTAGCTGCTCCTTCTGGTACTGCAGCTGCAACTCTTGACCCTGGCGTGTATGACATAAACACAGCTGGCTCAGCCTTCAGTTTCTCAGAAAGCTATACTTCAGGCGACGCAGTAAATACTATTGGATCTGGTGTTGACGTAGGTAGTGGTGTCGTCGCTGACATGCCTGCATATGGTACAAACTTTACGTCATCTGGTGGCGTGGCGGGCACCCTTGCTGGTACGATTACCTCAGCGGGCGTTATGACGCTAACAGCTGGCGGGGCGGGCACAAGTGCTACTGGCCAATTCGTATCTGAGATAACAGTACGCTAAAATGAAAAGAATACTAACAGCGATGGCGTTGCTTAGTATAGGGACTCCTGTGATGGCAGTCCCTGTCGTGCCAAATTTTCAGCAGGGCTCAATGACGAGCCATACTGAGACTGAAAGCACGGTAACTGAAACTATAAACTCAATTGACTATAGGACAGGATGGGAATACTCAGTAACAGGCGTAGGCATATCGAACGACGATGGGCCGTTGAACCCGCCAGTCAGCACATCAACAGTAACAGTATCACCGAGCGTAGGGACGGGAGAAGGAGCCATAACAGGAAGCGTGACAAGTTCATTCGACTCCTTAGATCTCTCCAATCAACCAAACTTTACGATAACAGATCCAGCACAAGGCTTTCAATTCAGCCAAACATATTCTGGGCCAGGCATGACCAACCAGACAATAATACAAAGAGTCACCACAATACAAAGCGTCACCGACACAACAAGCACCTTTACGCAATAGGTACATTAGTACTATCGTTAGTAAGTCCGACGGCCGCATTAGCGGAAGGTGTAGGTGGAGTGAGTGCTACTGCTAATCCAATAGCTAACTCCTCTGGCTCGGTAACCAATCAAGCTATACAGGTGCTCCAAGGTCCATACGTAACTAACACCTACGGTGGTGGCGTGTCATGCCAAGGTACGACTCTTAACATGACACCGTATGTTCAGTTTGCAGATTCAAG